GAAACCAAAAGTCAAAAATTGCTGTGCCACCAGTTGTTTTATCTAATTGAAAAGATGTGTCAAAGTTATAAAGACCTTCATTAGCCACAACGATTCTTGATGTAGGGCTGCCAAGAAAGACCCCAAAACTTAGGTCAGTAGTATTGAAAGTAATAGCTGTGGCTGTATTGATAGTTGTTGCTAATTGGGTGGTTGTATCGTAAAACGACCCATATCTTGTGCGCCTGAATTCCCTTGGCGGTGGTGCTAATTGCAGTCCCTGCACAATTTGATTGAGCGTGTTTATTTGTGCCAATGCGCTGGTTGCAGATGCTGCGGCTGTATCAGCTTGAAACTCAAAGTCTGTACCAGTGATTACCTCAAGTTCATCAACAGTTGAAAAAAGCAACTCAAACTGCCTAATCTGCACTTGATCTTTTAAAAAGGTAGCAAGCTGGTCTCTTGTTAGATTAAGTTTGCGTGAGGTAACCATCAGTATGCCAATGCTTCGATTTCTGCCTCAAGCCTTACAAAAGATACATGAGCATCGCTGTTGCCTCTGAAACGCTGGATGCGAAAGTTCCGCATATGCCCTTGCTGAAACCATGATAGGCGTTTGTTGCTACCAATCGTGCCCACAGCAATCGACCGTTCTTGGCTGTACGATAAACCATTCACCGAGTAACTGGTGCTTATTTGTGGATTTGCCCCAAGCGCCACACTTCCTGTCAGGCTTACCAATTCAAGTTGCAACATCAATGCGCCCTTGCCATCGGCATAGATAATCAATGTGCCAAACTGCCAGTAGACTTGCTCACCCCAATGGCTACCAATGTCTTGCACCAAATAACCAATGCTGCTTGACTCTGGGTCACCAATCATCCACTTGTCGTAAACCCACACCATGTTTCTGGCTCTGTATTGCGAAAATCCAACAATACTACTGGTCAAAATAAACCACACGGGTGCTTGCAGTGCTTGGCTTGCCGCAGCGTCATAAACCAATGCCTTGTCAGGCAAATGCACATACAAAAATTGATGGCCTTTGTCATTTCTAGCCTCAACCAGTACCGCCGCTAATTGCGCCTCTGAATATTCCAACAACAAGTTATCTATTTCTTGTGTGCTTAGTTTTGTTGTTGTTGCAGATGCACCGATATAAATGCCCGGTGCTTCATTACGACCACTGCCTAAAAATGCAACACTTTCAAGGTAGATGCAACAAGCATGAACGCCCAAACAGCCTTTTTGGATTTGTGCCCCATCAACTACCTGAAACGGAAAGGGCACTGCCGCAGTCGTGTTGTCGTAGACCTCCATCGTATAACGGTTGATGGCATACACCTCATTACGCAATCTAAGCAAAGATGTAATTGGGTCAGGGTCAGCTATCGGCTCTTCAAAGGCGAAAGCATCAATGTTGAACGGGTTGCCAATGTCGGTTAAAAATAATCTTTCACCATCGGTAATCATGAACCGACCATCAATAAAACAAAAATCAATAATTGGCCCAATGGTCACCGCAGGGTAAACGCCTTGCGTTAATGTTGTGCCATCCCAAAAAAATATATTGCCACCAGACGCAACAGCCAGTTCGTCAAAGCTGTAATCAAATACTACAAGGCCACCAGCACCCACATCACCAAGCACCGTTACCACACCAGCCAAGTCTATTTCAACCAGCTTTGTGCCCATCACCCGATAAAGTTCGTTCTGCCAGTTGATGCCGCCACGGTCAACGCCCGGCCCTGTTCCATTGCTCACAATGCCATCGCCCGGCCTCAGAAACCCAGCACTGATGCCGCTTACCTTTGGCACAGGCACATAATTGATAGGATAGGTTGTACGCAGCTCTGGTGTCGTGTCTGCGTAAATACCATTCAAGATAGGTATTTGCATTTACTTTGCCTTATTTCGGGCTGATATTTTTTTTGCCTTGGCCTGAGCATCTGCTTTTGAAGAAGCACCCCAAGCCCTCAAACTCAACAGCAAGCGTGTGGGTTCACCGTCTTTGTATTCAGGGCCAGCATTACCACCCATACGAGCCAAGAACGAGGCTCTGCGGGGATTGTCGCCAGTCTTCACAGGTGGTTTGAGGTTCATGCCTTCAGCCTTTGCCGCAGCCCTTCCCTTGGCGTTTAAACCGCCCTTTGGGTTCTGACCTTCTTTGCGTGCATAAGCTGGGGTTTTCATCTAAAACTCTTGATCTTTTCGGCAACCTTTTTGGGTTGCTTTGCAAACTGTTTGCCAGCTTTTGTGGCCTCACGCTTTGCCCGTGTGGTTGCCGCATACTCGGCAGAGGTCAATGCCTTGATTGCCTTTGCTGGCAGATACCTTTCGCCAGTTTCGGACGATGGCTTTCCTGACTTGGTGCGCCAATTCTGCTTACCCCAGTCTGACAGTGACTTTTGTGGTGCTTTCATTTTTTCTTAGGCGGTGTGTGAGTTAGGTTCTTACTCTGCGCCGTGTGTTTAGCGCCTGTCATCAAAGTAGAACCAACTTTGTGTGTCGCGCCTGTATACGGTTTTCCGCTAGGTAGATAGTGTGTTTTGACCTTGCTCATTTGTAGCCTCCACCCTTTTTCTTGTACTCCATAGCTAGCAGTTGGGCTTTTCGGGCTGACCATTCGTTTGGGTCACCGCCCTTTGTCCCTGCCTTGATTCGCTCAAACAGGGCTTTTCGCATGGTCGGCTTTGTGTAGTTGCCAGCCGCATTCACAGAGGACTTAGGTTTGGTTGCCATTACGCTGCCACGCCTTTGATAACTGCAAAGTTAAATACTGGGGTTTCTGTAGTCGTGCCGCCAGTGGTGCGGAATGTAATGTTGAAACTACCAGCAGCCACGGCAGTGACCATCAAATCGTACAAATCAGTGCCTGACTTTTGATTGAGGATAATCACATCAGTTGCCAGCACTGCGCTGTTTGTCACAGTAAAAGTTGCTGCCGTGGTCGTTCCTGCTGCACTGAATAATGTAATTGCACCAGTTGTCTTGTTCAGAGTCACGCCAGTGGTTCGGCTTGTGATTTGCGTAACAGCGCCGCCAGCCCCAGTTGCATAACCAACGCCAGTTCCACCTGTTGAAACAATCGTGCCAGATGCAATCAGACTTGTACCTGTGGCTACGCCAATATTAGGTGTGACCAAGGTTGGACTGGTATTAAATACCAACAATCCAGTCCCCGTATTATCAGTGACTGCTGTGTCTAAATTCGCGCTAGATGGTGCAGCCAAAAATGTTGCTATGCCTGATGCCAAGCCGCTTACACCAGTTGCAACAGGCAAACCAGTGCAGTTTGTCAATGTTCCAGAAGCTGGTGTGCCAAGAGTCGGGGTAGTCAGTACAGGCGAAACTAATGTTGGGGTGTTGTTAAAGACCAACAAACCAGTGCCAGTCTCATCAGTCATTGCAGCGAGCAAGTTAGCGCTTGATGGGTTTGATACCCAGTTTTGTATACCACCCGCAAAAACCGCTTCAGAATTGATTTGATACCAAGAATTTGTTGGCTGATAAAAACGGATTGTTGTTGCTGTTCCAGCCCCTAATGAAGTCACGCCACCATAAATAGCAGATGCGCCATTCAATGCAATAGTCAGCGATGTGACTTCTTGGGTTGTTGTAATCAACACCGATGTCCCGTCAGGCACACCAGTGTTTAAAGGCAAGGTTATTGTGCCAGTTGCCAAAGTACTAGCAGGTTGCAAAAGCATCCATTGGTCATTGCTGACAGGGGTCGGCACAGTGATGTTGAAACCATTGCCCGGCACAAACAAATTAACCGACAACGTTGGCGAGGCAAAAGTCTGCTGAAAGAAAGTCAACAAACTGCCGATAGAAGTGCGTCTTGCATCCCCGTTGTTTGGTGAGTAAACAGGAAGCTGGTCGCCGCTTGAAATCGTGCTCAGGACTGGCAGTTGATTGATCGTTGGCATGATTGTCCTTAGTTGTATTCAATAGGGCCATCAGGCCCAGCGTTCACGGGGAAATAAGGTGGTCTGATATACGGATTATCGTAGACACGCCAAGGTTTGTTGCCTGCGCCCGCTGGCATTGTTGCTGGCAGTTGTTGTTCAAGCGGGAATGTTGCTCTTTGCAACAGGATGTCGTAACCCTGTTTGGCTGTTGTCTTGGTTTCAATCATCACGGTCTTGCCAAAACTTGGTGCAAGTCTGATGGCTAGACTACAAATGATGGCCTCATAAGCCGAATCGGGCACATTGGTTTCTTCATCTAAATCGCTGTCCTGTGGGCTGGATGGCAGCGGGTAACCCAAGCGGATACCTTTACCGTTCCAGTCTGCAATCATTGCATCCAGCCTGCGTAAAGCAAAGTCCAACTGTTCAGGACCAAGGTCAAACACATACGATGCAAGACCTATTTCTTCAAGGGCAGAACTTATGAATTGACGTTTGGTGTAACCCATTACGCAGTCTCCATTGCGGTATTGATCTTGTTGAGCAAGGTCGCACCTGACCAACGCTTATCTACTTTCAAGCCAATTACCTCAGCCTGTTGCAACATCTCTTCGCGTGTCGGCAAAGTTTCTTCTACCTCAACTGCTGTGGCAAGGTATAAGCCAATAGGCGTTGGCGTAACTATCTTGTTTTGCTTGCGCTCAAGTGCTTGCGCCTTTTTAAGTTTGCGCTTTTGTAAACGCAACTCCCGCCACGGGGCGAGAGTCTTGTTTTTAACAATAGCTGCCGACTTAATCATTTCTTTTTCATTGACTTAGCGGCTGGCTTTTTCATCATGCCATACGCCATAGCAACGGCTTGCTTTTGAGGCTTGCCAGCTTTCATTTCTTTTTTAATGACACTCGACATTTTGTCATTCTTACCCATTTTCATTGTGTGGCCCGGCATTTTATTCTCCATGTAAAACAGGCCAACATTTCTGCTGGCCTGTGGGTTGATTAACTTACTCTGTAAACAATGAAAGTATCTGCCGCAGTCTTGCGAACACGGAATCGTGCAGATGCACCAGACGTAGCCGCAGTTGCCGCAGAACCCACAATAGTCACACCTGTGTTGACCGTGATGGTCAAAGCAAATGCAGCCAAGGTGATAAGGCTAAAGTCAAAAGACTCGCCAATAGCCCACTCTGTTGCCAAGTCAAGGTTTGCACCTGTCGGTAGCTGGATGCTGCGGGTTGTGGTTGGGGTTGCCGTAACGATGCCAGTCAGCAAATTGGCTGCTGTGGCAATCATCGATGCGCCATCAGTTATGTCAGCGGGCGCACCTTGAGGTTGCCAATTACCATCGTCAGAGATGACTGGGGCAACACCAACTGCATAGTTCGCACCTGATGCACCAGCTTGAATAGTCACGTTGGTGGCATTAGTGAATGCGCTTGACACAAAAGTTGTGTTTTCAACTACAGTCAACAAATCATCTACTTCAGGAAAGTTAGGGAAACCAACTTGAATAAAAACGCTTGCTGCTGAGTAGGCTTGAACGGCGATTTTCTCGCCCGCTGGTACGGCAACAGTGACTGTACCTTGTGTAAAAACTACGTTGTAACTCATGATTTTTCCTTAAGTCTGATTGAACAGCAAAATACCAGACATTTCTGGCTGCTTATTGACCACACCGTAGAGAGTATCCAAGCGGTACTTGGTCTTCATGGTGTTGACATCGTATTGTTTCTGCATGACCAGTTCAATGCCTTGGTCGGTAGAGGCACGCATCACTGCGACACCAGCATCGGACGGGACAGCATAACGCCCGGGCAAAATCTCCAGCGCATCTTTTTGCCAGAAGCAGTTGATAGGTGCAGCAACTGTGTTCAAGCGGTTAATGGTAGCTGTTGCGTTAGGGGTCACGATACAGTTTTGATACTGCAACTCGGCATCAGTTCCGCCTTGTGCGGAAATGATAGGAGGGGTGATAACGCAAGTTGTTGCATTGGTCACGCTTACCACACGGAAGGTCTTTGAAAAACCAGTACCTTGTTTGGTGATGTGATGCACAGCCTCTACGCCGCTAATCTCAATGGCTGTTCCAGCTGGGAGGTTGGTGGTGCTTGAAACGGTGATCGTTTGGAAACGATTGTCAACGTTTTGAGTTTCACCAGTCACCGCAGTGGATGTTGCTGTGGGCACATAGAAGTTGCTTGCGCCAACCAATGTGCTCATGGTTGGGTCTGCGCCTGTTGCCGCTGCAAGGCGGTTGGCATAGTCCAACTTGTAAGTCTCAAAACCAGCAACCATACCAACAAAAGAACGCTCGAAAGCGGTGTTGGATTTAGTGCCAGCAAAACTACGAGAGACTGATGCACCACCTGTACCACCAGCAATGTTGCCAGCGATACCGTTGTAGTCACGGCTAGACAAGGCCAAGTAACGGTCAAAAGCCTGTACGCCCTGTTCGTTCATGATGCTGTCGCACAAAGCCACATCATCATAATCACCAGCTGCGGTGTTGACAGTCACGACCAAAGAACCTTGGGCGGCGGCAACATTCATAATTGAAATGTTGATGTCTGATGCCAATTTTTGTTTGGCAGCATCGCCCAAACGACCTTCTTGCAATGCGTCACGCAATTCCAAAGCGTCAAGAATGAATGGCACAGACTTTTGAAAGCCAAGTGTCGCTGGTACTGAAAGCTGTGTATATGCGGTGAAGTTACTGGTCTGGTCCATGCCATCGAACGACTGTGCGATGTAAGGCTGTGGACGATAAATAACGTTGTTGGTGCGTTCCATCATCGAACCATCTGTGTTATAGATGGAAACGTTGCGGGACAAAATTAAAGCATCGTTAAAGCCTTCGAGGATGTCCTCAAACGCTACGCGCTCTTCTTTACTGAATGAATTAGCCATTAAAAGCTCCTAGTGATTTATTTGGATGCTGATCGCTTTTGCGCTTTGTACGCAATGACTTTCGTCATATTACCCGTACGTTCTGCATCTGCTCTCAGCCGTTCAAGTGTTGAGTCCACCGCACCTGATGAACGACCAGTTCCACTATTCTTTCGGGTGCGGGTGCTTGCCTTCGGTTTGTAACTTTCAAGTCTTTCTCCAGTTTTGCTACCGCAAAGGCAAACTTTACGGGGTCTTTGATTTCAGCCAACTCCTTAGCTTTTGCAGGGTTCTTACCAA